AACAAAGCAAATATAATTAATAGTAGTAATAAATAACTATGAAAAACAAACTATACCTATTGGTGGTAATAGCCTTAGTTGGCTTAATAGGAGTAATAGGTTTTAAAGTACCTAAACCTAATGTTGGTGGAAATTATAGAGAGAATACAAAGGAAATTGCAATCTTAACTGCAACAACTACACAAGCTACATCAACAATGGAAAGTGTAGTATATTATCGTAATTTAGGTATTACAGTAGCAACAGAGAGTGCTTCTGGTACACTTAAATTCTATTGTTCATTGTATGATGACCAACCAGATTTAGATAGTTCTGCAAGTGCAACTAATCCTTACGATACTGTAGAAATAGTAGATACACAAAATGGTTCAAGTATAGATGGTGATACAGGTATTACATTAACTAATACTACAGATGTAAGACAATTTGAAGTAAATGGTAATAATTTTAGATGGTGTGGAGCTATTTTATCAGGAACAGTTAATGGAACTACAACAGTGAAATTTAAACCAGCTGACAATTCTTAATCAATAATTATGTATAACGATAAATCAATAGCAGATGTAGTTCGTGAAATGCTAGACCAAGATGAGAATGGTGAAACTACCTATTCTGAATATGTTACAGGCTCAATGCGTGAAGACATAGATAAGTCAGAAGCCTACATCAACTCTAAACACATTTCAGGAGATACAGACTATATGGGGAGAGATAAACCTTTCTTCAATATTGTTATGGCTGCAAGAAATGTATGGTATAGAGCTACTGATATTGATAGGAAAGATATTAAAGTTCGTGCTACTAAAGAAACAGATGAACTAAAGGCTTTTCTTGCTACTCTTAAACTCCAAGAATGGATGAAAAAGGCTGACTTTGGTCAGTTCCTTAATGATTGGGGATTAAATCTAGCTACTCACGGTAGTACTATAGCTAAGTTTATAGAAAAAGATGGAGAACTATCAGCTCAAGTAATGAATTGGAATAACTTTATTTGTGATGCAGTAGAGTTTGAAGGTAACCCTAAGATAGAGAAGTTATGGTTTACCCCTGCTCAACTAAGAAAACAAAAAGGATATGACAAAGAACTTGTTAAAGTACTACTTGAAACAACAACTACAAGAAAGACAAGTGATGGTCAAACTAAAGATAATAAAGATGATTTTATATTAGTTTATGAAGTACACGGAGAATTCCCACAATCATATCTTACTGGTAAAGAAACTGATGAAGATACTTATACTCAACAAATGCACGTTATATCTTTAACAGAGAACAAAGAAGATTCAACAGGTAATGAATTTGAAAGTTATACTCTTTATCAAGGTAAAGAAGCTATAGACCCTTATATGATTACTCATCTTATTAAGAAAGAAGGTCAAACATATAGTGGTGGTGCTGTTAAGAATTTGTTTGAAGCTCAATGGATGGTTAATCATAGTGAGAAACAAATAAAAGACCAACTAGACCTTGCTTCAAAGATAATATTTCAAACATCTGATGGTGCATTCGTAGACCAAAATGTGTTTACTAACATAGAGAACGGAGATATATTGAAACATAATAAAGAAGAACCTCTTACAAGACTAGCAGGAACACCTGATATTACTGCAATGCAGACATTTAAAGCTGATTGGCAGAATATAGCAGGTCAAATCAATAGTGTTAGTGAAGCAATGCTTGGTGAAACTCCTAAATCTGGTACAGCGTGGAGACAAACACAAGCTGTATTACAAGAATCACATTCATTATTTGAACTAATGACAGAGAATAAAGGTTTAGCTATTATTAGAATGTTAAGAGACTATGTTATCCCTTATTTTAAAAAGAAACTAGATAACTCTGATGAAATCTCTATGATACTAGAAGATTATCAGATTAAAGAAATAGATAATCGTTATGTTACTAGTGAAGTAACTAGAATGATGAACCAAAAGAAGATAAATATTATATTATCTGGTAAGATATATGACCCTACACAGGAAGAAGGGCTTATCGCACAAACAGAAGAAGAAGTTAAATCTAGTTTAACAGGTAACCAACGCTTTATTAAACCTAGTTCAATAGATGGAACTACTTGGAAGAAGGTATTAAAAGACCTTGAATGGGATTTAGACATTGATGTAACAGGTGAACAGAAAGACTTACAAGGTGCTATGGCAACCTTAACTACAGTATTTCAAACAATGGCTAGTAACCCTGCTATATTACAAGACCCTAATGTTAGATTAGTATTTAACAAGATTATAGGATTAGCTGGTGGTATTAGCCCAATGGAGATACAAGCTACGCAGGCACAACCACAGCCCCAAATACAGCCTACTGGTGAACAAGCTGGGTTAGAACAATTAGCACAACAAACAAAGTAATAATCGGTGGATTAAAACCGAGTAACTAATTAATATGGACAAGAAACAAACTCAAAGGTGGAGTAAAAGTGAGACAGAGTTAATCAAATCTACATTTGGTGGTGAACAGGGTGGAGAATTATTGTTACAAATAAGAGATGTATTAATGCAATTTGGTTATGAAATACCTAGTTTAGAGAAAGATGTAACAAAAATACTTAGAAAACTAATATTGCCTGTATTAAATAAAGATTTACCTATTGGTTTTCAAGCTGATGTAGTAAATGCTTTAGCTGGAACTCCTGAACACGCTGGTATTAAAGATATGCTACCTGAAATGGCTATAATACACATTCAAGCTAATGATGTAGTAATAGAATACTTAAACCAAAGACTTTGTGTATTAGAACATAAAGATTATGAAGGTAAATGTATTAGTTTAAAAGATTTAAAAGGTAAAGCAGGTGGAGATAGGTTAGTAAATATGATGGCTTATTTATTCTTAGAGAATAGTTATATTGAAGCAGGTTTAACATCTTTAAAGACAATGGCTAACCAAAAAGAACTAACAGAAGAAGAAAAGACAAAGATGGCTAAAGAAAACTCAAGTAAATAATTAAAATGGCAGGACTTAACTGCCTTAACAACTATTTTATGGAAGAAGACAATGTTCAACTAGAGAACGAAAACCTAGACGAGACTCAAGACTCTAATCTTGAAAGCGAAGGCGAAGACAATGGTGAACTTACAAAGGCTCAAGACATCGCCAAAAATCAACGCATTCGTGCAGAGAAAGCAGAAGCTAAACTAAAAGAGTTAAAAGCTACTGACAAACCTGCTAAAGAGGAGAAAGAAACTCCTAAAAATGAGAACTATACTTTAAAAGACATTCGTGCATTAAATGATGTTCACGATGAAGATGTAGAAGAAGTAACTGAATATGCTAAGTTTAAAGGCATTTCTATTGCAGAAGCTAAGAACTCTACAGTAATTAAAAACCTTTTAAAGGACAACAACGAAACTCGTGCTACTGCTAACGCAACAAGCACAGGAACAACAAAGAGAACTAATCGCAAGGATTCTGATGAGACACTGCTTAATGACTTCGCAACTGGCAAAGTGCCTGATACTGATGAAGGTATCGCTAAGTTATTACAAGCACAACTCAATGAAAAGAAAGCTCTTGCAAAAAGAGACTAGATAATGGCGGTGGACTTTATATAGTTTAATTGGTGGATTAACTTATTAAGCTAAATAAAATGTCAAATACAATCGGAACTTCATCCCTATCAGAGGTTTGGAGAATAAAATATATGAAGGCTAAGTTAGAACTTTCCCTTCGCACTGCACTTGTATCAGAAAAATGTTTCCAAGTTGATAGAAGTGATAGTAAATACGTAGCTAACCCTTACTTAACAGCATTGAACGCTAATGTAGCAACAATGGCTGGTACTTATACAGTAGATACAGCTACAACTGTAGATGAAACTTTGACTGTTACAGACCAAGTAGAATCAGCAGTACACCTATATGAATTTGAAGCTACACTAACTCGTGCTGACCTTTACAATTCATTTGTGGAAGATATGACAAATGCTGTAGCTGTTAAAATTGATTACTTTGTAATTAATAAAATGACAGACGGAGCAGGTGAAAGTTATTCAACACCAGCAGGTGGCTTTACAACTTCTGCTAATATCAACGAGATTATTGCTGATTTATCAGGTAAAGTAATGGGTTATTCAGATACTTACAAAGGTTTATTCTTAATCATAGAAAATACTGATGTAACTGGATTTATCCAAGCTGGTATGAGTAATGGTTATTCATTCGCTGATGCAACATTAAATAATGGTTTCGCTGGTAATTATGCTGGTGTAGATGTATATATAGTTCGTTCTGGCACTTTTGCTACTACAACTATAGGTACTTTATCTGCTACTAACAGTGGACACAGATTATTTGGTGTTAAACAAACAGCTACTTATGCTGCACCTCGTGGCATTCAATATGATGAAAAGAAAGTAACACTTAAAACTGGTCGTGAAATTTCTGTATGGGCTAATATTGGTGCTGCAGTATGGACACCAAAAGCAAATCTATTGGTAGACATTACAATTACATAATTAAACTTTATGGGGGGAATTTAGGGTAAGTGAATTTGTTTCCACCGATGCAAACGACCTTACCTTATACCCCCCCCATAATAATAAAATTCTTATGAATAAAACAAATGTGTCAACACCAACTACTCCAATACAAACTTTAGAAGAATACGAAGAATTGTTAAAGAATTACAAAGTTAGCAATCCTGCAAAGTATGAAGCTAAATTAAAGAGTGGTGAATTTGACAAGTACAAAGCTAAACTTTCTGGTAAAGTAGTAGAACCTCCAGCACCTCCTGTAGTATTAACTCCAGCACAGTTATTAGATAAAAAAACTGTGACTGAATTAAAGGAGATGTTAACAGAAAAAGATATAGAACCAGTAGGTAAAAAAGCTGATTTAATAGAATTACTATTAAATTCAGAAGAAAAATAATTAATTAACCTTAACAAAATGACAAAAAAACAAATATTGTTAAAGTTATCTGCTTATAAACTCTTAATTGGGATTATATGTTTGACTGCTCTAGTTGGTGGTGTATACGTTGTAAAAGCATATCAAAATGATGAAGCTCCAAAGGTAATCGTAGAAGGCGATTACATTGAAGCTCCTAGTGTTGAAGTAGCACAAACACCAGTAAAACCAATGATAGGTGCTGTAAGTAGTGAGCAACATATGGGTAAACTTGTTTGTATGAATGATGATTGTACATATCACATACAACAAACTTTCCAAGATGCTACCACTACTATTGTATCGTTTCCAAATCCATTTCGTTTAGCTACTTCAACCACTGATGGTGTTGTAATCTATACAGATGATGGTGGAAAAGGATATACAGGTGCTACAACATCAGTAGACTTAGCAAGGCTAATAATTACTGGTGCTGCAACTTCATCATTCCAATTAGAATGTGGAGCATCTGCATCAGCTTATACTGCTCCTACTTATGATATTGTAACTACAACAGTTTTTGCGATAGCTACATCATCTGTAGGTGTAATTGAGAATGATTTATTAGCTGCTGTTGGTGGCTTAGTAAATGCAGGTTCAGTAGACAAGATAATGATGACACAATCTTATCCTTACTTTACTTGTGTAGTAGAAGCAATTGACAATACAGCCTTCACAAATGGTGACAATACATTTGATGGAGAAATAATGGTAAGACTAAACAAACAAAGATAACTTCCAAACACTAAGGATGAGCAATCGTCCTTAGAAATTTGCAAGTTAAATAAAAAAATATGACATTTTCAAGATTTTACTTTACAGACTTAACCTCAATATCTACTGCTGACCCAGCTGTACTTACTTTGGTAGACCACGGGCTACAGGTTGGGGATAGAATACGATTAGAAACAACAGGAGCTTTACCTACAGGATTAGAACTTCTAACTGACTATTATGTGGTTTATAATGGTATTACTACTAGCACGTTTCAATTAGCTACATCTGATGGTGGTACACCTATTGAAACTACAGTAGATGGTTCAGGTACACACTCATTTATACAAATGAATAAAGCTGGTTTAAAACCTCGTGCAGAAAATAATAAATAATTATGAAAATCACTTTACAAGCACCACGAACTGGAATAGCACAATCACCACACGTTGGGATTGCTGATATTAGGAACTTTGATATTGATTCTGTTGAAGGTGTAGCACAATTAAACAACATATTAGTAAAGAAATCAGGAACTACTGTAACAGCACAAGTTAATTGGATAGTAAGACATCCTGTAACCACTACAGAGATATATGCTCTTGATGATGCTGGAACAGTGTATAAATCAGCTAATAGTGGCTCTACTTGGGCTATTTTAGCAGGTTCTAGCTCTACTTCTGCTCACGGCAACGGATTAGCTATATGGAACAACTATTTAATAGTAGCTCGTGACACTAAGCTAGATGTTTGTGGTGATGGTTCAGGAACAGGTATAGTCGCTGCTAATTGGACACTAGATTGGCAATCAATAGATAGTGATAATTTATGGCATCCACTTTATACTTCAATAAATGATAGTAAATTATATGGTGGTGCAGGACAATATATATTCTCACTAGAGGAATTAACAACTTTTGTACCTGGAACTGGTGCAACATTCACTTTCACTGCACAAGCTCTTGATTTACCAGAAGATTATAGAATTAAATGTTTAGAAGAATTAGGTAATAACCTAATGATGGGTACTTGGCAAGGAACTAATATATATGATGAAAGAATTGCTAACATATTTCAATGGGATAGAAGCTCTGTATCTTTTGGGCAACCAATCGTACTAGATGAGTATGGTATTCACGCAATGAAATTTGATGGTAATAGTTTAATTGTCTTAGCTGGTATTGATGGAATAATATATTCTTGTAATGGTGCGAGTGCTTGGGCTATAGGACAACTACCACAAGATTTATCAGGTGGTAAATATTTAGAGTTCTACCCTGGAGCATTAATAAAATATAAAAACAAAATGTTCTTTGGTGTTGGTCAAGGTGGTACACAAACCATCTCTGGTATGGGTGTATATAGCCTAAAACAGACAGGGAAGGGCAACATACTCAATTATGAGCATAATATATCAACTCTAAGTGATGGGAGCTTAAAACCTCTTAAAACGAGTGCTTTGTTACCTGTTACAAGAGATACATTATTAGTAGGTTGGAGAGATGACACAACTTATGGAATAGATTTAACACTTGCAACTTCTTATGCTTACACTACAGATTATGTAGCATATTTTGAT